CCTTTTTTTCAGCGTGAACAGATTTAGGGGGCACCCCTATACATTGGAGCACATTGAATTATGCCCGAAAATGACAAGGCAATGGCACCGCCGGCAACGGTCTATGAAACCGTTGAAATGACACCCGATGAAATTGCCGCACAGAACGCGGCGTATAAGGCAATGGGTTTGTCTTGTGTGATCGTCGATGTATCGCGCTTCGCCGCGAAGCTGGAACGCCAAGCGGACGGCACGTACAAACGCACCAAGTTATCCCGGCCAAAGGCGACGAAAAATGAAGCCGGAACTGATAGCAAGCAATCCAAAGGCAAGTGACGTTTGGGACACTCTGAAAGCACACCTTGACGCTGCGGGCAAGTGGCGCGACGAATACGCGTCGCCTTTCGGCGTCCTGGTTGAAGCGATCGTTGGGTTTTACGAGACATGCGAATTGCTGCAAGACCCCGACACCCCGCCGCTGCTTGTGAACCCGAGAAAAGGCACGACGTATCGCAACCCGCTTTTGGACATAAAGGCCGGGCATATCAATACGATCAATCGCTACGGTTCAGCGTTCGGTTTGACTCCGCTTGCCGATGCGAAATTGAAGGCGGTGCCGGCCGATGGAATCGGCGAACTGTTGAAGCTAATGACCGGTCCGCCGACAGGGTGACGCAATGGCCACGGAAAAGCCGCCCGCGGAATTCGTTGTCACCGAGTCGGACCGCCGGGCACTGGACGCCGGGTACTTCTGGCGGCAAGCAAACGTGGACCACGTATTAAGGTTTGCCGACACACTCCGCAATCCAATGAACGCGGATGAACAGTACCATCTATTACGTTGGCAACTGCACGAAACCCGCCGCCTGTTTGGTTGGCGCAGACCGAACGGCCGGCGGCGGTTCACACGCCTTAATATCTGGATACCGAAAAAGAACGGCAAGACAAGTTGGCTTGCGTTCCTGGCGTTGTATTTTCTCCTGGCCGATGGGGCGCCGCGGCCGGGGTGTTATGTCACCAGTACAACCGGCGACCTGGCCGGTGACTTGTACGAAGAAGCAAAGGCACTGACAAGGGCTACCAAGTGGCGGCGTGTAATTGAGCACGTAGACCACCGCCACTTGATACGCTCACCGGTGAATTCCGGTGAGTTCAAGACGCTTGCCGCCAGCGCCAAGGGTGCGGAGGGCCGCAAGGGTTCATTCGTCTGCCTTGATGAAATCCACGCCGTGCTTGGCATACGGCCGAAACTCTACGCGGCGTTGAGGTACGCCGGCAGCGGACGGAAAGAACCGTTCACCGCAACGATATCAACCGCCGGCGATGATCGGCAATCGTTGCCGTTCAAAATCTACAAGACCGCGAAACAGATCATAGCCGGTGAAATCGTCGATCTCCATACGCTGGCGTGTGTGTATGAAGCGGAAGCCAAACCGGAGGGCGAAAAGTACACCACCGACGATCTAGCCGCCGCTAACCCGGCGGTTGGTGAACTGCTCGAAGTCGGGCAACTTGTGGACGATTACGCCGGCGCCCAAACAAACGAGTATGAGTATGAACCGTTTTTACGCTACCGCCTGAATATATGGGTGAAGCGTGCAACGGCGTGGCTGGACGTGAACAAGTGGCTTGCGTGCTGCGCCGTCGGTTTTGACCGCCGCCAGTTGCAGGGGCGCAGGTGCTTTGTTGGCGTTGACCTGTCAAGCCGGCTTGACCTTACCGCCGCCGTCGCGGTGTTTCCGCTTGAAGACGAAGACGGTGAAGACAGCGGCCGGGTGTTTTTCTGGCCGCACTTCTGGTTGCCGAAAATCGGCATTGAAAAGCGATGCGAACGCGAAATGGATTACCTGGCCGCCGCCGCCGCCGGGCACATGACGCTCACCGACGGCGCGGCGATTGATTACGAGTCGGTGCGAAGCTGGATTGAAGCTCTGGCCGAAAACCACGAAGTTCAACAGATCGGGTTTGACCCGTACAAGGCGTCCGGCCTTGCCAAAGACCTTGAAGACAACGGCGGGTTTGACTGCGTGGCGGTCAAACAGGGGTGGTTGATATCTGAACCGTGCCTTGAATTTGAACGGCTGCTTGAAACGAAAGATGCAGTTCACGCCGGCAACCCGGTTATGAGTTGGTGTATCGAGAATGTGGAGAAGCGGACCGACAACAACGGAAAAATCCGGGCGGTAAAGCCGCAAGCCAAGCACAAGCGAATTGACGGCGTAATCGGTGCGGTCAACGGCCTGTACCTGTCGATGTTCGCCGAAACGCCTGAACCATTTGATTGCGGATAGGATAGCGCATGTGGTTTTTTAATCGCCGGAAAAAGAAAGACCTGGCCGCCGATCTGCAAGCCTTTGGCGGGATTATCTACCTGGGCGCCGACGTTGACGCCGGGGTGATCGTTGACCGTGAAACCGCGCTTGAAATCGGAGCGGTCTTCGCGTGCATCAACGCGCTTGTGCAGGACGTGGGGCAGATACCGCTACCGGTATACCGTCGTGGAGCGAACGACAAGCGTCAAAAGGCGGCGGACACGACGGCATACAAGCGGTTCAAGAACGGGCCGAACGAATACCAGACGTTGCAGGATTGGCAGGAACAGTTAATGGTGCATCTGCTTACGTTCGGCGATTACTACGCACGAATCGGGCGGGTGAACAAACAGTTTGATGCGCTGTACCCATTTGAGAACCCGGGCGAATTTACCGTTGAGGTTATTGCCGGCCGCAAGCGTTACACCCGCAAGATCGACACCGTTGAAACGCCGTACAAGCACGTTGACATATTCCACGTTCACGGGCCGAGCGCCGACGGTTACAGAGGCCGGGAGTTTACCGACACGCACCGGCAAACGCTTTCACTGGCGAAAGCCCTGTACCGGTATGGTGCGAAATTCTTTGCCAATGGCGGCGTGCCGGCGGGCATACTCATTCTGCCAACGGGCGCAAAAAAGAACTTCGAAGAAAACGCCAAGACCGCCGCGGAGGTCTTCGAAGAAAAATACGGCGGTGCGAACGTTCACAAGGTTGCGGCCTATTCGCACGGTACGGATTGGAAACCAATAGGCGTTGATCCTGAGAAGTCACAAGCCCTGGGTGCCTGTGACCGCGTAGACAAACAGATTGCCAGCCTTTGGCGTGTGCCCGTGTGGCGATTGTACGGCGACACGCCGCCGACACTGGAGGCACGCCGGGCGTACTATACCGATACCGTGCGGCCTTGGCTTGTGCGGATATCGGGCGCTGTCAACAAGCAACTGTTGCCGGACGGCGATTTGTACGCGGAGCACAACACCGCGGCGCTGCTGCAAGCGGATATTCAAACGCGCATGACGGCGTACCAAATGGCAATTCAATCGCGGATTATGAATCCCAACGAGTGCCGGCGCATGGAGAATCTGCCGCCGTATGACGGCGGCGACGAATTCATAAACCCCAACGTCATGAGCGCCGAAGACCGCAAGGCGATTGAAGCGGGCAAGATCGAAGGGTAAGCGGAATGAAGACAAAGACCAAACCGAAATCGACCGCAACGCATGACTACATGCGTATCGACTTCGAGGTAAAATCCTTTGACGCTGAAACCGGCGAGTTCACCGGGTACGCCGCGGCGTTCGGCAACGTTGACGAACTGAAAGATGTCTGCCTCGAAGGGTGCTTTGCCGAAACCCTGGAGCGGTGGAAGTCGCGGGGCACCTGGCCGCGGGTCTACTGGCAGCACTGGTACGGCGTGGGGCACGTGACCGAACTGTATGAAGACGAACACGGGTTGTTTGTCAAGGGGCGTTTCTGGATCGACCGCGAAGACGTCGCGGACGTTTACGCCGAAATCTGCGAAGCAATGCCGAACGTGGGGTTGTCTTTCGGGTTTCACGCCGTTGACTTCGAAGTGAAAGACGGCGTGCGGTACCTGGCGAAAGTGGACCTTACCGACGATATCACCGTAACGCTGAAACCGGTAAACGATCAAGCGGCAATGATCGAAGTGAAATCAGAAGACGGCGAGCGTTTCGCCGTTCCATCTATACGGGCGACGGAAGGAATCCTGCGGGATGCAGGATTCTCACGCGGGACCGCCAAGGCGATACTTGCCGGCGGTTACGCAAATGCCTTGCGGGAAGCAACAGGCAAAAAAAGCGAAGACAACCCGGCCGCCCTGGAAATCGCACAGAACATACTGGACCGCTTGAAGCGGACCAATGGGAGCAAAGACCAATGACTATGGAAGAACTGTTGAATCAACTGCAAGAGCAGGTAACCGCCGTATGCGCGAAGGTCGATACCCTGGCCGAAGTCGGCGTTGAAGTCAAAAGCCTTGACGAGACCGTAAAGTCGCTCACCGCCGATGTCACCGCGCTTCGCGCCGAAGCGGAGAGTGAAGACGAAAAGAAATCCCTGGACGAAATGAAGACCGCCCTTACCGCCCGCATGGACGGAATAGAGCGGACGATCAACGAACAGGCCGCGAACTCCGAACCGAAAGCCAAGAATGAAACCAAGAGTTTTGATGCTCTTGACGCCGCGGTTCGCGCCGGTGAAGACGTGGAGTTGAAGTCGCTGGATAGCGACCTGAAGCAACAGGACGTTTTCTTTGACGATCTGTTGCGCGGCAACTACCCGCTGATGGACAGGGTATTTCGCCGCCCGACCAACAGCGACAAGCCGCGATATTCGTATCCCGTTGCCGGGGCGGTCAACATCAAGGGAGAAGCCGCCGGGGCGTCGGGCAGCCGAAAGAAGGTAATTTTCACCGTCAAGACTGTCGAGTATCAGCCGACGGTTGAGCGCGAAGACGTGGAAGATGTCGGCGCGCAGATGTTCGTTGACGAACAGGTTGCACATGCTGAAGGCACCATCGAGAAGGTCAACGCCGGGGTCGTTGACGCAATCGAGGCCGCCGGCGTCGCCAAGGCGTCTATCACCGATCAGTACAACGAAGTGGCGATCATCGAGACCGACGTTGTTGACGTTATCGACAATGACGATCTTAACGACGTTATCTCCGAACTGCCGGTCAAGTACCGCCGCGGCGCAGTTTTCACCGCGAACGCCAACATGGCCGCCACGCTCGACGATATCAAGGACAGCAACGGCCGTTCAATGTGGACCGACAGCCTGAAGGAAGGCACGCCGCCGACGCTGAAGGGCTACCCGTTCATTGTTGACGAAAACGTTACTGATGATCGGCTCATCTTCGGCAATCCGAAACGCGGAAGCGCCGTTATCGAGCGGGAAAAATCCGTGCTGTCGAATATCGAGCGGTCCGGCGGCGACTACAAGCCGTACTACGCCGCCCGGTATGCCTGGGGCAATACCGATTGCCGGGCCTGGAAGATTCTGGATATCCAGACTTCTTAAACCTGTTTCAATTTCAAAAAAAACTCCAGCCGGTAAGGCTAGGGCGGGCGGTTGGTTCCTTGCCGCCCGCCTGCCTTGCCTTAACGGCGCGGCAACCGGCGATTTGGACAAAGAACCATGATTACAAGCGTGCTGAAAACATTGGCGAACAATGTCAAGGTAGTCTACCGTGCCTTGATTAACAGTGACGGGGACGAAATCAACCCGGCCACCGAAGACGGCAACCTTGCCACCCTTGCCGGCACGGTGAGCAATCAAAAGGTGGGTGTTGATATCGGCTCTGCGCTTGTGTCTGTTGATCTGGCCGAAGTGGACGTTGACGCGATTCTTGACGGTATTGCCGGCAGTGGAACGCCGAAGACGCTTGCCGATCTGTACGCCACGACGTACAACGATACGGCAACCGCGGGGCTTGCGGACCTGATGTATTCCGCCGGTGCCGGCGAATCCGTGGCCGAACTCTTGTACGACGGGTCAACCAGTGCGGTTGACCACCTGGCCAGCATATCGACAAGTGCGGCCAACTTGTCCGACATTTCCGCCGACACCGGGTATCTGTATTCGTCCAACGCACTGGCGGGTGTGGCGGACCTGATGTACGATTCGACCGCGGGCAAATCCGTGGCGGAAATGCTGTACAACTCCACCGCCAGCGAATCCGTGGCCGAACTCTTGCACGATGGTTCGTTCAGTGCGGTTGACCACCTGGCCGCGATTGACGGCAACTTGGGCTATCTGTATTCGTCCGGTGCGTCCAAGGGCGTTGCGGACTTGGTGTACGATGTCGTTAGCGAACTTGCCGACTTGGACTATCTGTATTCGTCCGGTGCGTCCAAGGGCGTGGCGGATCTGCTGTACAACTCCACCGCTATGGAATCCGTGGCCGAACTCTTGTACGACGGCACAACCAGTGCGGTTGACCACCTGTCGGACATTGCCGGGGATACCGACGCGACGCGATCTTACGCTATGCAGGTATCATCTCGCGTCGGCGGCGAAAATTCCGCCGCCGCGACAGCCGGTAGCGAGGGGTCGCTGAACGCGAAAATGCGGCTGGTGACGTCACAGCTTGATGCGATCAGCACGGACATTGCGGCGATCAAAGCCGTGACCGACGTATTGCAATTCGACGGAAGCAACCGTCTGAAGGTCGAAACCACCGCCGCACCCTAAACGCTAAAAAACAACCGTCCGAACGCGGGCGGTGCAACACAAAACCCGGACAAAAGGAAACGAGAAAATGGCGGAACGCAAAAAACGAGTAGTAACGGAATCCGTGGAAGACCTGTCGGGCGAAAAGGTCCTGGTTATCAAGGTTGACGGCAACATCGCTGGTGTCCAAAACGCGGACGCTGTGGTCAAGCGACTAGCCAACGTCGGGGCGATTATCGACGCCATAGACGCGAACCTTGCCAAGAGCGACGCCGAACATCTGGCCGCCGCACAGAAGCGGATAGACGACCGTATAGAGGGTCTGAAGGCACGCCGCAACGCACTGACCGCCGAGGGTGTCACCGCCACGGCAAAGGCGCGGTTGCAGGAAAAACGGGTTGGTCTGGTTGCACAGCGTGACGCGCTTACCGCCGCCGTTGCTGAAATGGCCGCGGAGTAATTAGCGACCGCCGGTATCGTCCCTTCCGCAAGTGACAAGGTGCAGCGATGGTATTCGATCTTGACGAATTCAAAATTTGGGCACGGATTGACGGCAGCGACTTGAACGCCGCGGCGACACTTGCGTTGACCGCGGCGGAAGAATACGTTGCGGCCACAACCGGCCTTACGCTTACCGAAGATATGGACTTGGCAAAAGTCGCGTGCTTCGGTCTCGCAACGCACTGGATGGAACACCCTGAACCGGTTGTTGTCGGTACGATAGTCGCTGAAGTGCCTATGGGCGTGCGGCGAATACTTGCGCAACTGGCTGAGGAAATTTGACCGATCATGCGCCCCGGACGATTGAACACGCGAATTACGCTTACACCGCCTGGCGATGATGTTGACGCCTGGGGTCAACCCACCGCCGCGGGCGGTACGCCTGTTGAAGTGTGGGCGGCGGTCTTTGACTCCAGGGTTGCTGACAAGGTAGCCGGCAACGCGATTCTTGCTGAGGCGACGCTTGAAGTTGTCATACGCTATCGCACAGGCGTTGACACCGCGTACACCGTTACGGTTGATTCCGTGGCGTATTCGGTGGTGCATATCACTACGGGGTACAGGAAACGCGACATGCGCCTGTACCTGAAGAAACGCGACTAGACAAGGGAACTGCAAGATGCAGATAGTGCTTTTGACGTGTATTCACGGGCGGCATACCGTCGCCGAGTTAATGCTGAAGCATCATACCGGCGTCGCGGCGGGCCTGCGCGAAGCCGGCGGGTGTGATTTTCAGTTGGCCGCGGTTATGTCGCCGGAAGACGAACCTGTGATGGGTCCGGTCTGCGATAGCCTGGCGGTGCGGTGGCGCACGCAGGAAAACCGGCCGGTTTCGGTCAAGTGGCAATGCGGCCTTGAATTTGTCAAGAAAACCTTTACCGACGTGGACGCCGTGACGGTCATTGGCAGTGACGATTTTATGAGCGTTGCTTATATGGCGCAAATCGCGTCAGTCATCGCCGGGCGGTGGTCGCTTGGTTTCGGGCCTGACCGTTGTTGGATGCTGGACGCCGCAACCGGGCGCCTGGGTTTGTGGTGCCGGCCTGTCGTTCGGGACATAACCGGTATACCCTGCGGTGCCGGGCGGGTCTTCGCCCGCGAACTTCTGGACCGCGTGAGTTGGCGACTGTGGCGGGGCAACAAAGACCGCGGCCTTGATACGCTTTGCAGCAAGCGACTTCGCAAGCTGGGCTATCGCCTGGACGTGATGGGCTTAACCAATGACGGGCAGCGGGCGGTCATAGACGTGAAGACCCGCGATAATATCCACGACTGGAACGCCATACCATACGCTGACATTCTTGAACCGTCCGCCGCGGCGTGTCACATCGGCAAACTCGGCCTGAACTGTTGCCTTGAACTTGTCGATGCCTGTCCGCCCGCGGCGGTGGGGGCGTAACGAAAATGCTTGAAATGCAAGTTGCCGGCGGTGAGAAGATCGCCAAGATGCTTGACCGCCTGGGTGCCGCCGAAACCGGCGAGTTCAAAAAGGCGGCGAAAAAGGAAACCCGCGACGGTCTGAAACCGATGCTGAAATCTGCCCGTGCCGCGGCACCGCGGAAGACCGGGCGGTTGCGCAAGGCAATCAAGCTGCGTGCGTGGAAGCGGCCGAACAAGGGTGAAGTTGGAAGCAAGGTTTTTATAGACCCCGGCCGCAAGCGCGACGATCCGCGCGGCGCGTACTACGGTTCAATGGTCGAATCGGGGCACATTGCCGGCGGGCGGTACATACCCGGCCGGTACATGATACGGAACGCTTACGAGCGACGCGGGGCCGAGGCGCAAAGGCAAGTCGCCGCCGGCCTGTCGGCGGCCGCGGACAAGATCATTAAGAAGGGCGGTTAATCGCAATGCTTCAACCTGAAATACTCGCCGCCTTGCTTGCCTCCGAAGACGTAACCGCCCTGATTGGTGACCGCGTGTACGTCGCCGCCGTGCCGGACGTGAGCGAAACGCCGTGCCTTGTGCTTACAGTCACCGGCGGCGGAGAACTCTGCACGCAGCAGGGGCCGGCGGGCCTGGCTGAATCGCTGGTTGAACTGGCGGCCGTTGCCGATTCTGCGCTTGCCGCCTGGACGCTTCACAAAAAGGCCAAGGCCGCACTTCTGGCGGGGAAGTACACGAACGTTTCGGGCCTTGAGCCTTTTGACGGGCCGCGCGACGCGCCGAACCTTGATAATTCCGCCGCAATCTTTGCAGTTGTTGAACTGTGGAGCGTGGCGCATAGAGAAGCGTAGACCAAAAAACACGCATACGGGAGCAACAGAAAAATGTCAGCAGAGAACGCAAAGAAAACCACAATTTCAACCTGTGACACGGTGGACGGTGAGTTTGTCGATATCGCCGGGCTTGTCGGTGAAATTCCCATGCCGGAAAAAGAATACCCGGTTGAGAAGTTTCAGGCGAACGACGAAACCGAACCATCGCTTGTCATCGGTGATCCTGAAACCAGCGGCATTGAAGTAACTGTAAAGTACGCTTCGCACGCTGTGTTTACCGCCGTTGAGGCGCTGGCCGGCGTCGGTAAGTATATCCGCTTCACCCTCGAGGGCGGCGACAATTACACCTACTACGGGTGCATTTCCAAAGTCGGCGCCGTGACGGGCGCCGAAGACGGCGCGGCGGTTGGTCAACTTGCCTTTGAGTTCACGCACCGCGCCGCTGCCGCGGCCGCTTCATAATCGGCGGGCAGACAATCGCGATATATCTATCTGATCGGGCCGGGCGGCGGGCGTATACCGTGCGCCGCCCGGCCGCTTTTTATTCGTTTAACCCTGCCGTACTGGAGTGTGTGCAATGGCAAAACAAAAGACGCGAGGGCGAACACGCAAGCCCGCGGACAAAACGGAAGCGGTATTACTCACCCGCCCGGACATGTTTGCCGCAAGGGGTAAGGTGCATCGTATCCCTGTCGGCGACGGCGCGGTTGCGATGATGCGCGAACCGACGCTTGACGAACTGCAAGGTTTTGAAACGCTCTTTGAAAGCGAAGACATCGGCATTGAAGCCGGCGGCATAGTGGCACAGGCGCTGCTTGTTGACGAAAGCGGCGGGCCGGTCTTCGAGAATTCCGGCCAGGCGTGCAAGGCGTTGACCGTGGGGCAACTTGGCGCGGTTATGTCCGCCCTGGAAAAACTCAAAGACGTTGAGAGCGCCGAGGGAAACTAGAGGGCAACCCTGACCGTCAATTTTTCCTGCGCCTTGCATTGCGGTTGGGGAAAACGCCGGCGGACCTGGCCGCAAGTCTCACCGTTTCCGAGTTCGCGGAATTCAAGGCGTTGTACAACATTGACCCGTGGGGCGACGAACGCAGCGATTTTCGGCACGCACTCAACACCGCCGTACTGTCGGCGGTCTTCGGCGGCGGGTCTGTTGATATTGAAAAGTACGCTTTCGGGCCTATCCATGCGAGGGCACGCGCCGCGTCAAACCGTACACCCGAAGAAATTGAAGCGGCAAACCGTGCCGCCTTTGAATTGCTGAACAGTCGTTTGCCGATCAAAGACGAGCCGTAGCTGATAGCTGAGGGCTGATAGCTAATGTCAACCGAAGTCAAAAACATTGTAGTTGCGCTACGCGCACGCATTGGCGATTTTCGCAAGAAAATGACCGCCGGCGGGCGGTCTGTCATGGGCTTCAAAAAGCACACCGACGCGGCCAAGGCGTCCGTTGGCAATCTTGCCAAGACGATCAAGCGGGCGGCGATTGCCGCGGCCGCCGGGTTCGGCATTAAGAAGCTGGTAGGTGAAGCAAGCCGGCTTGAAGAAACAATGAACAAGTTTAACGTTGTCTTCGGTGACAACGCAAAGGCGGTCAAGAAGTGGGGCGACGGGTTCGCAAAGCAAGTTGGCCGATCGCGCACG